GGGCAAAACCCCAGCATGGACCCGCAAAGAGGGTAAGGACCCAAAAGGCGGGTTGAATGCCAAAGGCCGAGCTTCGGCAAAAGCGCAGGGGATGAATCTCAAACCCCCTGCGCCCAACCCGAAGACGGACAAGGACAAGGGGCGGCGCAAGTCATTCTGCGCCCGCATGGGCGGAATGCCCGGCCCGATGAAAGACGAGAAGGGCAAGCCCACCCGAAAGGCGCTGTCGCTTAGGGCGTGGAACTGCTGACATGAACCGCGGAAGCATGACCCAACAGATCGAGAATCCCGGAGGGAAGAGGATGGCAAAGACTGGCTTGTATGCTAACATCAACGCCAAGCGGAAGCGCATCGCCGCAGGCTCTGACGAGAAGATGCGGAAACCGGGAACCAAGGGCGCACCGACCGCACAAGCGTTTCGGCAGTCCGCCAAAACAGCGAAGGGGAAGAAATGATGAAAGCTGGCAAGAAGGGCGGCAAGGGCTGCTCGGCTGACATGATCAGCCCGCGCAAGGCTATGGCCATGGGCATGAAGCCCGCAGTGGTCAAAAAGGGCAAGAAGTAAACCATGGCAACCTCAGGGACCCGGACGTTCAATCTGGACGTCGGCGAGCTTATCGAAGAGGCGTATGAGCGGTGCGGGCTTGAAGTCCGCACAGGCTACGACGCGCGCACGGCACGGCGGTCCCTGAACCTGATGTTCGCTGAGTGGGCCAACCGCGGCCTGAACCTGTGGACCGTGAACCAAGCCACGATCACCGTCACTGTTGGTGTCGCGACCTACACGGTCAACGCCGACCACGCGGACATCCTTGAGATGGTTCTTCGTCGGGACGGCACGGACTACGAAGTCGAGCGCATCAGCCGCGGGGACTTCTTCCTTCTGCCCAACAAGACCACGCAGGGGCGGCCGTCGCAGTTCTACTACGACCGCCAGATCGCCCCGAAGATCAGCCTTTGGCAGGTTCCTGAGAACTCGACCGACCAGTTGATCTACTACTACGTCCGCCGCATCGAGGACGCAGGAACCCTGCAGAACACCACCGACATGCCGTGGCGGTTCTATCCTTGCATGGTCGCGGGCTTGGCTTATTACCTCGCCATGAAGCGGGCCCCGGATCGCATGGGAATGCTCAAGGCGATCTACGACGAAGAGTTCACGCGCGCGGCCGAGGAAGACGAAGATCGGGTGCCGTTGAAGCTACAGCCTGATGTGGCCTACCTGAGGTTCTGATGCCATACGCCAGTGGAAAAAATGCTTGGGGTATTTCTGACCGCTCCGGCGTCCGCTTCCGGCTGCGCGACATGCGTAAGGAGTGGACGGGGCTTCTCGTCGGCCCCGACGAGTACGACCCAAAGCATCCGCAGCTGTTCCCGCCAAAGGCGTACCCTGACCCGCAGGCGCTTCGCAATCCTCGCCCAGACCCGGAGGCAGGGCATGTCTATGTCAATGCCGGAGACTGGGTCTTTCCTCCGCTTCCACACCTCGCAGGACCGATCACGGGATCGGTTGGAAGGGTTACGGTAACCACATCATGAGCTTCACTTACGGCCAACTGAAGCAGGCTCTGCAGGACTATCTCGAGACCTCGGAGACTACCTTCGTCAATAACCTCCCGCTCTTCATCCGCCTGTCGGAGGAGCGCATCCTCAAGAACGTCCAGCTGAACCTGTTCCGCAGGAACGTCACGGCCAACGCAACGTCTGGGAACCAGTTCCTCGCTTGCCCGTCGGATTTCCTTGCGCCGTTCTCGTTGTCCTACACGGACGGCGGAAACGATAAAATCTTCGCGGAGTTCAAGGACGTCAGCTTCGTGCAGGAGTACGCTCCGGACGTGGCTGTGACCGGAGCGCCCCGGTACTACGCCCAGTTTGACAACGAGAACTTCATCTTGGGCCCAGCCCCGAACTCGGCGTATTCGATGGAGCTTCACTACTTCTACCGCCCTACCAGCTTGACGGCCGGATCGGACAGTGGGACCACGTGGCTCAGCGTCAACGCCGAACTGACCCTGTTCTACGGCGCAATGATCGAGGCATACCTGTTCCTGAAAGGCGAGCCCGACTTGCTGGCCAGCTACGATAAGCGATTTCAAGAATCTCTGCTTGGTCTCAAGATGCTGGGCGAAGCCAAGCAAGTCACCGATGAATACCGCAAAGGCATGGTTGTGAGGGCGAAAGAATAATGTTTACTGCCATGTCCGCCCCCGGCTCCGTCAGCGTCATGACGTCCTCCAACGGGGGGCACAGCCCAGAGCAGATCGCTGAGCTTTGTGTTGACCGTCTTATCCGGGTTTCCGACTCAGCCCCGCCAGAGATCGCCATGCAGGCCCGCGCCTTCAAAGAGCAGATGTTGGCCGTCGTCCTGCACTATGTTAGGATGGCCGCAGAACAGGACCGGGCGACGGTTGTGACCAAACTTGAGCAGGCCGGAGCGGCTGACATGGCTCAACAGATCAGGAGACTTTGAGATGGCCTTCACTGGCAACTTCATGTGCACCAGCTTCAAGGACGAGCTCCTCGAGGGCGTCCACGATTTCCGTCTCACGGGCGGCGACACTTTCAAGTTGGCGATGTACACCAACAGCGCCTCGTTCACCGCTGCAACCACCGCATACACCGCCACCAACGAGGTCGCTGCCTCGGGGTCGTACACCGCTGGCGGCGGTACGTTGACCAACGTCTCTCCCGTAACTTCCGGAACCACGGCGTTCACGGACTTTGCCGACCTGTCGTTCACCTCGGCCACCATCACGGCGCGAGGCGCTCTTATTTACAACACGACCCCGGCGCACACCTACACCAACCCGACGGTTGTGGTGCTCGACTTCGGCTCGGACAAAACGTCGACAAGCGGCACGTTCACCATCCAGTTCCCCACGGCAGACGCTACCAACGCCATCATCCGCATCGCTTAATCGTGGGGGTAGGCTGTGTCTCTGGTCCTGTCCGATAGGGTACTTGAAAGCTCGACGACGACGGGGACTGGTACTTTTGCTTTGGCGGGAGCTGTGGCAGGGTTCCAGAGTTTTTCCGCTGGGGTTGGAGACGGCCACACCACGTACTACACGATTACGGACGGGACCTCCGGTGCGTGGGAAGTTGGCATCGGCACGTACACCTTGTCGGGGTCTACCCTGTCCAGAGACGTCATCCTGTCCTCATCCAACAGTGGGTTGGTGGTGACCTTTGCAGCGGGGACCAAGAGCGTCTTCACAACACTCCCGGCCAAGAGGGCGGTGTATACTGGGAGAGCCGTCGCCATGGCTCTTGTGTTTGGATAGGGGGATAACCGATGGCTGCGCCAAACATTGTCAACGTGACGAGCATTATCGGGAAGACTGTGACCGCGGATTTGACTACAACCGCAGCCACTTCGGTATTGAGTAATGCAGCGTCCTCCAATCTAGTCCTTAAAATCAACACCTTGATCGTGTCGAACGTGGACCCTAGCGCCAGTTGTGACGTCACCGTCTCCCTCTACAGCGCGGCCGCTCTTGGCGGGACGCCGATCCAGATCGCAAGCACCATCAGCATCCCTGCGGACACGTCCTTGATCGTGATCAGCAAGGACACGCCCGTTTATCTCGAAGAGAATCGGTCGATTGGTGCAACGGCAAGCGTCGCAAACGACCTGAAGGTCGTTTGTTCCTACGAAGAAATTTCGTGAGGCCTTGATATGACAAGAGCCCCGGGGGGATTTATCTCCGCAACACTCAACTCGTCGAACGGCGGGGCAAGAACCAGTGGCGGTATCTTCACCCTTCCTGAGTACAACGGTTGGTTTCGACGGGTAGGTCAGGTTGCGTACACATCTCCCGGAACCTACACTTTTGTAGCCCCATCTTTTGTCCCAGTCGTTGACGTCGTTGCCATCGGAGGTGGGGGCGGTGGCCTTGGCACCGCGAGCGGGGGCAACGGCGGCGGGGGCGGTGGCCTTGGTTGGGCGAACAACATTCCGGTTGTAGCTGGAGCGTCGTACACGGTCACGGTGGGCGCTGGAGGGACGTCCACAAACAGCGGGACAACCACCACCAACGGAGGCGACAGCTGGTTCGACACCACCGGGACGGTTCGGGGCGGCGGTGGCGGGCGGGCAAACTCAGCGACCGCTGCTACGACTAACACGGGCGGAACCTTTGCCTTCACTCAGAACATTCCCATTGCCCAAACCGGAGGCGGTGGCAACGGCGGGGTCGGTGGAAGAAACACGGCTACCACAAGATCGGGTGGCGGTGGCGGCGCGGGCGGCTATGCGGGGACTGGGGGCGCTGCGGGAACTACTGCGGCAGGAGGAGCCGGAACTGGCGGTGGCGCGGGCGGCGGTGGCGCTAGTGGTTCTACCGCTACGGCTGGTGCTGGTGGCGGGGTGGGGCTCTTGGGACAGGGGGCAAACGGAACTGGCGGCGCTGGCTCAGCTACAGCAGGGGTCGACGGCACCGGAGGCACCGGAGGCTCGGGTGGCACAAACGCAACGGTCGGGCCCTACAACACAACCACAAACCGCTCGACGCCCGGACTCTATGGCGGCGGTGCCGCAGGCTCGGAACTGGCATCCACCGAACACGCCAACGGAGCTGGCGGCGCTGTCAGGATCATCTACGGATTCGGAAGGGCGTTTCCGTCAACGAACACGGGGGACTTGTGATGCGTTTATTTATCCGCATGCTGGACGGCGTTCCGTTCGAGCACCCTATTGTAGAGTCGAACATGAGGGATGCGTTTCCCTTTGTGGACTTGGACAATCTGCCGCCTCAGTTCATGCCGTTTGAGCGGATTCAATGCCCAAGAGCCGATGACGGTAAGATCATTATCAGCGCTGAGTGCCGCTACGAAATTCAGGACGGCGTTGTCCGGGATGTCTGGACGGTCGTCCAAGAGGATGCCCCGCCCGAGGAGGCAGTGTAAAGCTCGCTGTCCCGCATGCGCGGCCTGTGCTAAATTAAAGGAGCTGGCTTAATCTAACGGAGGTGCCGGATGTTAGGTTTTTATCCGCTGTCATCCGCTCCGCTTAGTTCGAGCGACATTTTTACAGCTAGTGTAGTCATAACGGTCCCCGTCACGGGCGTTTCTGCCACGGGAGCTGTTGGGACTGTTTCAGTCACGGGGACTGCCGTTGTTCCCGTCACGGGCATTTTTGCCACTGGGGCTGTTGGGACTGTTTCGGTCACGGGGACTGCCGTTGTTCCCGTCACGGGCGTTTTTGCCACGGCGGCTGTCGGCACAGTCACTGTTGCGGCATCCACCGAGGTTCCCGTCACGGGCGTTTCTGCCACTGGGGCTGTTGGGACTGTTTCGGTCACGGGGACTGCCGTTGTTCCCGTCACGGGCGTATCTGCCACAGGTACTGCCGGAACGGCTGTGGTTTCAACCTTCGCTGACGTTCCGGTCACAGGCCTCTCCGCCACGGGCGAGATTGGAACTGTTGCTGTTGCGGCATCCACCGACGTTCCCGTCACGGGCGTTTCTGCCACAGGTGCTGTTGGCACTGTCGTAGTCTCAATCCCGGTTGACGTCCCTGTCACTGGCGTAGCTGCCACGGGGGCTGTTGGAACTGTTGCTGTCACGGGCACCGCCCTTGTCCCTGTCACGGGCGTATCTTCCACGGGGGCTGTTGGCACTGTCGTAGCCTCAATCCTCATTGACGTCCCTGTCACGGGCGTATCTGCCACGGGCGCTGTCGGTAGTGTCTTGGTAGCCGTTCCCGGAGTTACCCCTGTCGAGGGCGTATCTGCCACGGGCGCTGTTGGCAGTGTCTTGGTCTTCGCGGGTTCTGTCATTGTCCCTGTCACTGGCGTAGCTTCCACGGGAGATGTTGGAACTGCTGCGGCCACGGGCACCGCCCTTGTCCCTGTCACGGGAGTTTCCGCAACCGGGTCTGTTGGAACTGTCGTAGTCTCAACTCTTGTCGACGTCTTGCTGACAGGCGTATCTGCCACTGGCGCTGTCGGTGACGTTGAGGCGGGGGATATTGTCAACGCCCCAGTGACAGGCGTTTCCGCAACCGGGTCCGTTGGCTCAGTTGCCGTTGAGGGCTCTGCTCTGGTGGCGCTTAGCGGGGTCTCCGCAACAGGCGTTGTTGGCGCGATCCCCTTCAACACGTCGGTGCTTGTGACTGGCGTCTCGGCCTCAGGCTTTGTCGGCACCGTCTTTATCTGGACCCAGATTGTCCCTGCACCAGCGACCAATTGGGACCCCATTAGCCCGGCGGTGACCACGACGTGGGGTACTCTTTTTCCTGCCCCCGGCTCCGTCTGGGCGCAAGTTTCCCCTGCCCCGCCCACCGCGTGGAGCGCTTTTTCCCCTGCCCCCGGAACAACGTGGGCGCAGGTTACTCCGGTCGCGGCTGACTCGTGGACAGCCGTCTCGCCCTCTGCCCCCACCTCATGGAACGGTATTACCCCTGCTCCCGGTTCGACGTGGACGCAGGTCAATACAGATGCTATAAATTCATGGACCGAGGTGCAACCAGCACCGTCCACCACTTGGACAAACATCGCGGCGTAAGGAGGCGATATGGCCAGCACGTATACAGCGAACAGCGGCATTGAGCTCATTGCAAGCGGCGAACAGTCCGGCACTTGGGGCACAACGACCAACACCAACCTGTCGATTGTTGACCGACTGGCGAACGGGGTTGGGGTGATTTCTCTCGCAGGTACAACCCACACGCTGACCACCTCTGACGGGGTTCTCTCGGACGGGCAGTACGCGGTTCTGGTTTTTGTCGGGGCCCCTTCCGGCACGAACACGGTGACGATTTCGCCAAACGACGGGCAGCACGTCTACATCGTCAAGAACTCCTCTGGCGAAAGCGTAATCCTGACCCAAGGTTCGGGAGGCAACGTCACTGTAGCCAACGGCGACACCAAGGTTGTGTACTCCGACGGAACCGGAGCAGGGGCCGCGGTCGTAGACATCACCGCTGACTTCGCTATGTCGAGCGTCAAAATCACCGGGGGTTCGATCACCGGGATCACCGACCTTGCTATCGTGGACGGGGGCACTGGAGCGTCGGATGCGTCCACTGCCCGGACCAACCTCGGCCTCGCCATCGGCACGAACGTGCAAGCCTACGACGCGGAGCTCACCGCCATTGCCGCTCTCGCAGTAGCCGATGGAAACATCATTGTCGGCAACGGCACGACTTGGGTCGCCGAAAGCGGCGCGACTGCCAGAACCTCTCTTGGTCTTTCCATCGGCACAGACGTACAGGCCTACGACGCCGGACTTCAGTCGATTTCCGGGCTGACGACGTCTGCCGATCAGATGATCTATACGACGGCTCTGGACACCTACGCCACCACGGGGCTCACCGCGGCTGGGCGAGCAATCCTTGACGACGCCGACGCCTCTGCTCAGCGCACGACCCTTGGCGTTGCCATCGGCACTGACGTGCAGGCGTATGATGCGGCGCTTCAGTCCATCTCTGGGCTGACGACGTCTGCAAACCAGATGATCTACACGACGGCCCTCGACACCTACGCCACCACGGGCTTGACCGCTGCTGGCCGCGCCATTCTTGATGACGCCGACGCCTCTGCCCAACGCACGACCCTCGGCCTCGCCATTGGAACAAACGTGCAGGCCTACGATGCGGAGCTGACAGCCATCGCAGGACTCGCGGTCACCAATGGAAACTTCATTGTCGGCAACGGCACGACGTGGGTTGCCGAAAGCGGCGCGACGGCGCGGACCTCTCTTGGCCTCGGCACGATGGCGACTCAGGCTGCGTCGTCTGTGACGATCACTGGCGGCTCTATCACGGGCATTACCGATCTGGCTGTCGCTGATGGTGGAACCGGGGCGTCTGACGCGGGCACAGCTCGGACCAACCTCGGCCTTGCTATCGGCACGAACGTGCAGGCCTACGATGCGGGGCTGCAGTCGATCTCCGCCCTGACGACGTCTGCCGACCAGATGATCTACACGACGGCGCTCGATACCTACGCCACCACGGGGCTTACCGCGGCTGGTCGCGCTATCCTCGACGACGCGGATGCGTCTGCTCAACGCACGACTCTTGGCCTTGCCATCGGCACGAACGTGCAGGCCTACGACGCTGAGCTGACCGCCATCGCGGGTCTTGCGGTTACCGACGGAAACATCATTGTCGGCAACGGTACGACTTGGGTTGCCGAGAGCGGAGCGACGGCGCGAACCTCCCTTGGTCTCGCCATCGGCACAGACGTGCAGGCCTACGACGCTGAGCTGACCGCCATCGCAGCTCTTGCGGTTACCGACAGCAACTTCATTGTTGGTAATGGTACGACTTGGGTTGCCGAGAGCGGCGCGACGGCGCGAACCTCCCTTGGTCTTGGAACCATCGCCACGCAGGATGCTTCTTCTGTGACGATCACGGGAGGCACCATCAACGGCACCGCCATTGGCGGGTCCACCGCCGCCGCGGGGGCATTTACCACGGTGTCTGCGTCAGGCGACGTGACGATTGCCGACAAGATTGTACACGATGGAGATACGAACACCTCCATTCGCTTCCCTGCCGTTGATACGGTGACTGTGGAGACTGCGGGGGTGGAGCGTCTAAGGGTTGCCCCTTCCGGCGACGTGACTTTCTCTAACGGAATTATTCAGACAGTCTTTGCTTTGTCCGGCACCACTCCTGCGTTGGACCCGACCAACGGCACGATCCAAACATGGACGCTCACGGCCAGCTCGACCCCTACCGACAGCTTGGTTGCGGGCGAAAGCCTGACGTTGATGATCGATGATGGCACGGCCTACACAATCACGTGGCCGTCTGTGACGTGGAAGACTGACGGCGGAACCGCGCCGACGTTGAACACGACGGGGTTCACCGCTATCATCCTGTGGAAGGTTGGGTCCGTGCTGTACGGCGCTCGGGTGGGTAACGCATAATGATCGGAGCAAATCTTCTCAGCGCGACGTCGTCGTCTCAGGGTTCGAGGGCCATCGCCGTAGGCGTCACCTCTTGGCCTAATTTGATGGTGTACTCGTGGAACAATGGGTTTGGGGGTTTGTTTAGCAGTCCATCCACACCTGTTCCCGGAACTGTTCGAGGTGTGGCTTTTAGTCCCGACGACTCGGCCATCGCCGTAGCGCATCTTACCACCCCGTTTATCACGGCCTACCCTTGGACGGCCTCTGGGTTCGGGACTAAATACACCAACCCGGGAACGCTTCCTGCAAGTACGGGCAACGGCATAGCCTTTAGCGGCGACGGCTCCGCTGTCGCCGTGGCCCATGCCGTAACCCCCTTCGTCACGGCCTATCCTTGGTCTGGCTCTGGGTTTGGAAGCAAGTATGCCAACCCCGCCACGCTGCCTGCAGGCACTGGAGAGGATATTGCCTTCACCGCAGGCGGCTCGGCCGTAGCTGTGGTTCACCAAACCACCCCTTTCGTCACGGTCTATCCTTGGTCCGGCTCTGGGTTTGGGACTAAATACACCGACCCGGGAACGCTTCCTACAGGCACGGGCAATGACGTGGCCTTTAGCCCTGATGGCTCCGCCGTGGCCGTGGCACACACCACCAGCCCGTTCATTTCGGTCTACCCTTGGTCCGGCTCCGGGTTCGGCACAAGATATGCAGACCCTGCCACGCTGCCTACTGGGAACAGCAGCGGTGTTGCATTCAGCAGTGACGGGTCGAGCATTGCTGTAACGCACATCAACGCCCCCTACGTTACGGCCTACCCTTGGTCTGGCGCTGGGTATGGGACTAAGTACGCCGACCCGACCGTTCTGCCAACCAGCGCTGCCAACAGCGTGGCCTTCTCCAATGTTGGCAACGCCCAGCCCGCGTATACCGAATACATCGCCGTGGTCACCGACGCGTCTCCTCGTGTTTTAGCCTATCCTTGGTCGGGGTCTGGTTTCGGAACAAAGTACGCCAACCCGGCCACACTTCCTCCATCTACATCCTTTGGCGTGGCTTTCAGTCCCGACGGTTCAGCGCTTGCGGTAGCCCACGACTCGGGATTTGGCGTAACCGTCTACCCATGGTCCGGCTCTGGTTTTGGTACCAAGTATGCCGACCCGGCCGTTTCACCCGGAAGTGGCAGAGGCATAACTTTCAGCCCTGATGGCTCGACTATCGCTCTGGCAGTAAGCGGCAGCCCTAACATCGCGGCCTACGCTTGGTCCGGTTCTGGGTTTGGGTCTAAGTACGCCAACCCGGCCACGCTTCCAACGGGCTCTGGAACCGGGATAGCTTTCAGCCCCGACGGCTCGGCTATCGCTGTATCTCACCAAACCACCCCCTTCATTACGGCCTACCCTTGGTCTGGTTCTGGGTTTGGAACCAAGTACGCCAACCCGGGAACGCTTCCACCGGGCGACACAGATGGTATAGCCTTCAGCGGCTCGGCTATTGCCGTTGTTCATAGCCTTACTCCTTTCGTCTCGGCCTACCCGTGGTCCGGCTCTGGGTTTGGCTCTAAGTATTCCAACCCCAGTACTCTCCCAGCCGGACAGGGGGGCGGAGTGGCCTTCAGCCCCGACGGCTCGGCTATCGCCGTAGCACACATAACAACCCCTTTCTTCTCCGCCTACCCTTGGTCTGGCTCTGGGTTTGGGACTAAATACACCAACCCGGGCGTACTTCCGGCGGGCACTGGGACTGCAGTGGCTTTTAGGTCTAACACAGGCTCCGACTTGGCTATGGCTTCCAGTTTTAGCAGCTATCTTTATGTTTACCCTAGACTTTCCGGAGGAGGCCCCGGTACTAAGTACGCAGACCCGTCCACGCTTCCAACGGGTATCACCCGTGACGTAACCTTTGGGCGAGTCATACTATAGCCACAGAAGGAGGAATCCGTGGAAAACACTGAAGCACCTAAGACCCGTGAAGAAATCCTGCAAATGTCGCTCGAGGCCCGAGTGCAGGAGGTCATGCACTACCAGATCAACATCGACAACTACGTCATCGCCTTGAACGAGATCGCAAAGTTGTCGCAAGAAGAACAAGCCGAGCTCTCCGA